CTATGTTGATATCTATGCAGTTCATGCAAGACATAGGTACTATGTACGCAGTTCACACACAGCAGTATATGTCAAAAGAGACCTATGTAAAAGTCGTTGGCAGGTATCAGGATCAACTTCAAGGAATGTTTAATAAGAAGAATGTAAGAGTAACTCCAAACGACTTAGCCATCAACTACGATACAATCGTAAGGGATGGTTCAATCCCTGGAGGTAACTTCTCTGAGGCATGGGTTACTTTGTTTTCAACTATCGCACAAACTCCTGAGCTATATCAGCAGTTTGACATATTCAGAATATTTATGTATATAGCTCAGCAACTTGGAGCTAAGAACGTCGAGGACTTTAAGAAAGTTGCGAGTCAAACTAGTGTAACAACTGCACCTGATGAACAGGTACTAAACGAAGCACAGAAAGGTAACATTGTACCGTTAGGAGGTTAGCTATGGATTTAGAACGAGTGGAGATTAGGGCAACTATAGGTGATATTGAGGAGTTCAAGGAATCTATAGTTTGGAAAGACATCTTGCGTGAGATTGAGGCATGGAAAGAAGGTTTTCGAATCGAGCAGAATGCTATAGTAGACAATGCAGCTACAGCGAATCCTTCAACTGCTTCTGTGTTATTACATTTAGGAGACATTAATGGAAGGATTAAAGCAGTAGATTACTTAACTTCAATACCAGATATCTTTATCCAGATGTTAGAAGAAAAACAAGGGAAAGAATCTAAATCAAATGAACCAGAGGAGGTTTAGCTATGGGAGCAAAAGAAGAATTAAATGCTATGTTTAATGCACTGGAGAGAGGAACTTCTAACGAACCGGAGCCTACTCAGGCCCCAGCTACAGAGTCGCCAGTTGGCCAAGGAGGTGATGTAAAAACAGATGCGCCCAAAACAGATGCGCCTACAACTGATGCACCAGAAGATGGTGATAAAACTGATGCACCTACAACGGATGCTCCTGTTGATGATGCAGTGAGTGTACTGAAGGCTGAGAACGAAGAACTCAAACGTAAACTCGATGAAGCTTCTAAGAAAGCACCAAAGACTGAAGCACCTACTACCGATGCTCCTATTGGTGAGATGAACTTTCTTGATGGTGTAGATGTTACTCAGTTTGAGGATAAGCCTGAGGAACTAAATAAGGTCCTCAACACGATATATAGAAAGGCAGTCGAAGTAGCTCGTGGAGATATTAAGCAAAATAGAGATGTGATGATTAAGACTATTCCAAAAGCTATTTCTAGTGAAGCTGAAGCTCATAAGAGAATGAAAGCTTTGAGTGATAAGTTCTATACTGACAATCCTGATCTCAAGACTTTCCCTAAAGTTGTTGGTATAGTCTTCAATGAACTCACTGAGTCCAACAAGGATAAGCCGTTGGAAGAAGTTCTTTCTTCTGTTAGTACCGAAGTTCGAAGCCGTCTAGGTTTGAAAAAACCTGACAAACAAACTAAACAGGACAAAGATAATCCACCTAACTTGCCTCGCAAGAAAGGTACTAGGAGAGTCCAGTCCAAAACCGGAGATACTGATCCTCTTGCTAGTGAAATTAGTGAGATGAACAAGTCTCTAAACCTATAATAGGAGGTATCTAAAATGAGTCTGGAAGATAGATTCGCTCAACATGACAAAGTGATTGTGGATAAGTACCACAATCCTACTGCAGATTACGAGATGACCACTCGTGATTATGTGCTTCGCCCTGATTCTTCGGGCGGAGCTATTACTATCACACTACCGCCGGTAGCTGAAGCCAAAGGTCGGTGGTACTCTATCATCTCTCGAGGTGGCCCTAGTGTCACCATTCAGGACAGAGATGATAGTGAGTGCTGGCTTGCGGACATAGTTCTCAACGGCAAGTGTGATCGGTGCCTACTTTACAGTGATGGTTTGGCTTGGCATCCTGTTGGAAACGTAGGTGAATGGCCTGGGTTAGCAACTACCAGATCACCTGGAACCACAACTCCGCCGACCACGGCAGCACCTAGCACTGAGGCTCAAACCACTGTGGCTCCAACAACTTAGTATCACTAACCCTTAACAGATAATTAAATTTTTTAATTATCTTTTTAACTATAGGAGGTATCCAAAATGTTTCTTGGAATGAGAGGAACTGGTGACTGGGTCACCAACCAAAGACCGGAAAACTGGAGAGAGCAGATTCTGTATCTCTATCCTAATGGCATGGCACCTTTGACCGCTATGCTTTCCATGATGAAGTCAGCCAAAGTCGATGATGCACGCTTTCACTGGTGGACTCAAGAGCAGTCAGCTGTGAGTGGCGCCGTAGCTGCTATCGCAACTGTTGCGGATATGTCTGTGGCTTACGTTGCTGGTGGTGTAGCTGGCGACACCATCTTTGTCCAGATCACCACAGTTCTGGGCAACAGAGTTCGCATCGGGCATCAGATCTTACTCCGTGACGCTTCCGACTACCGAGTGGATATAGTTGGCAAAGTCACCGATGTAACTCGTGGCGCTGTTAATACAGTGCTGGCTGTCAAACTTTTGGAAGCTGACGACAACTCACCGACTCACGACCTCAGTGATTGCGATAACTTCAAAATCATCGGTAACATCAACCCTGAGGGTGGTGAGATGCCTGACGCTATTGCGTTGAACCCTGTGGAGGTCTATAACTACACGCAGATCTTCCGCACTCCACTGTCGATCACTCGTACGGCGAAGAAAACTCGTCTGCGCACCGGAGATGCATACCAGAAGGCGAAAGCCGAAGCTCTGGAAATGCATTCTTGGGAAATGGAGTTGGCGTACCTGTGGGGTATTCGAACTCAGAACGTTGGAGACAATGGAAAACCTGAGCGCACCACTATGGGCATCATCAACTTCATTCGCCAGTTTGCTGCGGCCAACTGCGACGACTATACCCTGAACGCCACCTATGCCGGAACAGCTTGGAACGCTGCAGGCGGTGGTGGAACCTGGCTTCGTGCCATGCTGGAACAAATCTTCCGATTTGGAGCTGAGGAAAAACTGGCTTTCGTCGGAAGCGGCGCTCTACTTGGCATCGAAGCTCTTGCCATGGCTGAAGGTCAGATGCAATTAACCACTGGCCAGACTGCTTATGGCATGAAGATTCGTGAGTGGATCACTCCGTTTGGGTCGATCTATATGAAGACCCATCCACTCTTCAGTCACGATGCTACCACTCGAAACCTGATGGTGATTCTGGAACCCAAGGAACTCGAGTACAAGTTCATTGACGACACTGCGTTCTACAGCGAGAGTGAGGCCAAAACTCATTCTTCTGGCTATGGCGCTCGTAGGATCGACGGTCTCAATGAGGAGTACCTGACTGAGAGTGGTCTTGAGTTTGGGCTACCGCAGAAATGCGCAGTCCTGAACGGCGTCGGTCTGGATAATCCCTAACCATAGCTAACCTCCCTTCAGACCGATACTGGGGGATGGCATCTCGCTGTCCCCCAGTTACTCAAATTAAGGAGGTGTAAAATGACTGTTGCAAAAGTAAAAGGTGGCTATGCTACTAAGCATTGTCATGGAAAGAAAAAAGGTAAGATCATTCATAAGTTTAAAACTAAAAAGAAAGCTCTTGCACAACATAGGGCAATCGAGGCTAACAAACATCGAAAGCATCACTCAGCGCCGAACGGTGAGTTTCTTGATAATCTCATGAAGAAGTTCGGCATCGAATAGGAGATAGTAAGATGGACTTCTTAGCTATTAGAAATCACTTTAGGACACTATCTGGTAGGTATGATTTAGTAGATGATGATACTACTGAAGTTGTAGAGTTCTTAATAAATGAAGCTTCAAGAAACCTTGATAGGTTAACTGAGCATCAGAAGTCGTTCGGAGTATTCTTTTCATCTTTAGCAATAGGTGCTTTCCATGTAAGTATTCCATACTGCAGAGCAATTCAAGAAGTATGGGTTACTAAGACAGGAAACGAGAAGTGGCAAGTGCTCAAGATGGATTTGCAAGATCTGATATCTGAGTATTTGTCTGCACCTCCTGATAATGGAGCTCCTATTTACTACTCTCCAGTTGTAACAAGAAAGATTCCTGAAGATGCAGACTTAAGTTCGTTCTCGTCTTTTCTGACCTACACTGATACGTTGACTAATGTGACCAGTGACTTCAATGGAATAGTTGTTTCGTGTCCAACTGATGAGCAACTTCTTGTTGAAGTCAAAGGGTTGTTCTATTCAAAGTATATGTCTGAAGATGATGATCAGAACTATTGGTCAGTGGTTCATCCTCTTACATTACTCAAAGCGACAATGAGAGAGTTGGAAATCTTCAATCAGAATCAAAGCAAGGTAAAAGCTTGGGATGAAGAACTTGCGATTGAAATTACTAATATTAACAAAGATATGGTTGAAGAGGAAATTGCAGAGGTTACAGAGATAGGAGACTAGCTATGATTACTAAACAGGAAAAAGAAGAGATAATTAACCTAGCAGTTGAGCGTATGCTGCTTAAAATTCCAGATGTAGTTGGGAACCTTATTACCAACTACGCAGCCAAAATCAGGGTGAACACAGAGTTTTATAAGAAGTATCCTGAGTTTGAAAAGCACAGAGAAATCGTCGCTAGTATGATCGAAAGTGTTGAAGCATCTGATCCAACAAGAGAATTTAAGGAAATAGTTGATCTAGCAGTTCCTAAAATTAAGAAGAGAATAGATCAACTGAAAGGATTAGATACCAAAACAGTGAGTAAACCAAAGCTTGATATCCCTTATGGGTCAGGAGAAATCTAATGGAAGTCTTACGTGACGGAACTTTTTCATTCACTATCGAAACAACTGCTTTGGCCAGAGGGCTTAGACCATCTAAACGAACTCCAAGGAATGCTAAGTTCTTGGTCGAAGCTCTTGGTGCAGTAGGCCTTGATGGAGTGTTGCAAGTGATAGATGATCTGGAACCAGATCGAGTTGATACCTCTATTGAAATCACCGATGCCTTTCCTTACCCACAGATCTTTGTGTTTAATAGAGTGACCATAGTCTGTGGTGAGACTGACATTTATGAGTGGGATGGAGTTTCGCTAACTCTTGTCATAGGCCCTGTTACAGCAGGTGAACTCTGGAGCGCTGTTGAGTTCTTTGACTTTATCTATATGACTAACGGAGTGGTCTCGATATTAAGAGATCCATTCACTGGTGAATATGCACTAACTGCAGATCAACCTGTAGGCACTGCACTTGCCAACTTTAATGGACAAGTCTTTGTCGGATCGCCTGAGGAGTAACTCATGACTTGGAAAGATGATAAAGACCTAGGACCAAGTTCATTTAACTTTGCTGAGCAAAGGAATAAGTGGGGCTACTTAAACAACCCAAGGTGGACAACTATACCTGAGGCACCAGTTAACTATGATGGTAGGGAGAGTGAAGAGCCACAGGTATTTACACCTTACCAAGGTAAACAAGATGCAAATGATTCAGATGAACACGTACCTTGCGGACATTGGCATAAGGTAGGTGGGCCTCCTGGAACTTCTCCACCTAGTGCACTACCTGCATTTGAAACTTATTTCGAATTACTTCCAGGTAGTGTATCTCATCCTGATTTAAGAGGTGCTAATAATGATCTGTTATCAGCTGAGTCGTTTATACCTATTAACGCCAATGACTTTGATGAAGACTACGAGTGGGACTTTGAGGTAATAGCTTTTAACAGTAACACCTTTGACATAACTCTTCAAGCAGTAGACACTGATGGTACAGTGTGTGCAACAGTTGTCATTCCAGCTGGTACAGTAGGAGTTACAGGATATGAGTTGTATAGATTTAGAGAAACTTTTACACCTACCATTACTGATGATGTTAAGATGTACGGGCTGAAGATCTCAAAACCAGGTGGTAATAATATCTACTCATATCCACTGAAGTGCGCTATCCATACTGCACGTATCATAGTTCGTCAGGCAGCTGGTGCGTCTATGACTAAGATCCAAGTACCTCTATTTGGATCATCTTATAACTATACACTTGAGGAAGATAGTGACTACCCATATGATACACCTATTGGATGGGCTCTTTACGAAGCTCATACTCCAACTACGATTCCATCAGATGCTTTCTGTGGTTATCAACCTTGTTCAATTTGGCAGTTTAAATCAGAAGAACTTAACAGAGTTTCTAAATTAGTATTCTCTCCTGTTGCTAAAGGCCCTATTGATGCTAGCCATGTTAGTAGAACTTTTTATGTCTT